TGGTATTAAAATGAGTAAAGAAACTGTGAAAAAAGAGACAAAGATATTATACATAGTAAATGCATATAAGCATGGAGACAGGGAACTACACTCATACACAATCGGTGTTTTTAATAAAAAACATAAAGCTCAAGCAGTAGCCGAAAGTCACGCAGAGTACAGAGGCGGTAAATATGCGTGTGTTGTAGAAGAGTGTATTTTAGATATGTATGATGAAAATAGCATTTATACAAGAAGTATATATCGAGTAAAATCTTCAATGGAGCTTTATAATGAGTAAAAAAGGATGTGAAGAAACTAGAACAGATATAAAAGAATTACTATTAAAAATAAGAACAAGAAATGAAGAAGGTGGTACTGATTATTATTGCGGAAATTGTTATAGTTCTAAATTTATTTACAAAGATCCTTGCTCAAAAAATATAAATTGTTCTCAGTGTTGCAATAGGGCTTCTTTAATGGAAATAATTACAACTGATTTAGAAATTATAAATAGAGATGATGAAGTTCGCAACTATAGAAAAAACATAATTCTAAAAAATTTTATGCATAAATTTTAAAACCTCACTTTAGGGATTATGTTTTTAATAATTAGCAGCATTATAACATAAGGAGGGATAGGATGAGTAAAGCAAAAGATGAATATTATAACAGGTTTAATCTATGGGTAGACTATAAGGGTGATGGGCCAGTCTCTGGCGACATAGTGGTTAATGCTGGATGTAGGTACATTAAAGAGCTTGAAGAGCAAAATAAAAAGTTAAAAGAATTTATTACAAATGCTAAAACATACAACAATAGTGAATTAATAAATGGTGCTGACATAGATGAAGAAACCGCTTTTTTACTAGATTATAATAAAACCGTAAAATCACATTATAAAGAACAAAAAGAGCCATTTGAATTGTAATATAAAATTTGGAGATTTCACACATTCTATTGAAATAGAACTACCCTATAAAAAAGGCGTTTTTGTTTTTATTGATAAGTGTTTATTAAGTGAAATTATAGAGTTGTGGAAAATGGGAGTTATAACGGGTGGTAATTGTTGTGGACATGGTAAACTAGAACCTACAATTTGCATTATGGGTGATGAGTCTATAAAAATAATGAAGAAATTAGGGTATAAAAACACAACTATATATAAAGATAGAAAGGATATTTTTATTGCAAAATCAAAATTGAGAAATGAGGTATTAAAATGAAAAAATTGAATAAAAAACTAAAAGAATTAGAACGGAAATGTCGCGAATTAAAACAAGAAATAGAGACATTGAAAAATGATGCATCAGAAAAAAATTGGCCACATGAAAAGAGTATATATTTTACTTTAGAGGGTGAGGGTAAAATTAAACGGTCGTATTGGCGTGATGACTATATTGACATTTTTCGCAAACAGTCTGGCAACTGCTTTATGACAGAAGAAGAAGCCGAAACATACAAAGAAACACTAATTGTTACACAGATGTTACGGGATATAGCAGAAGAACTTAACGATGGTGTTGAGATAGACTGGAATAATAGAGAGCAGAAAAAATATTTTATATTTTATGATTATTATATCTTAGAAATTGGTCAATGTTATTATTCAAGATCTTCCTCAATTTTTTGTTTGTCAAATAGATTCAAAGACGTTGCTATAAAAAGAATAGGTTTAAATAGATTAACTAAATATTTAAAGAACTATTAGGATATGACAAAACAACTCTTATGTCATGAAGGGAGAATATAATGGATAAAAATTATAAATTTAATTGCGGTGTTGAAAATGTGTATATGTTTACAGATTGTGAAAAAATAAAAGATGAATGTATTGATAAAGAAATATATATTATTGAAAAATCTAAAAACTTTGATGATGAATTTACGTATCTTGAAGCGTTACGGTATGCATATTATTCACTTAACACAAAATACGATATAATAGTTTCGATCATGTGTAATTCAGTTGGTCATAATTTATTCTCTATAGAAAACGCAGTAAAAAAAATACAATTTGATAAAGACATTGTTGAGGTTCGTGGATTTAATATGCACGGCAACCAGTCTGGATTATTTGTATTCAAAGCAGACCGACTGCCTGAAAAATGGCATCACATGGGAAGCGTTTTTGACGCAGGTAGAGAGATACATTTTAAGGAGGAGTTATGAAAGAACAACAACACCTTGAAGACGGATGGTTCTACCACAATCACGCATGGCATTTGCTGCATGAAATATTAAAATTGATCCGTGAAGTTGACGGTGCTGAATCGCTGCTCGATGTTGGTGCAGGTACCGGACTTGCTGCAAGTGTAATTGGTGCGGTGTTTCCTAAAATATTTGTTGAGGTTATGGATATTGAACAAAAATGCTTAAATTTTTGGAATGATAGAAAACTTTGTGGATGGATAGGACCTCAATTTGACGGTGCACTTAAAGATATGTATGACATCGTACTATCATCGCATGTTTTAGAACACGATGAAGAACCTATCTTTTTTATAAGACGATTATTTGGAGTAGCTAAAAAACGCATAATAATTGCAGTCCCCGATGGGCAGACAAATTGTTATGATCATAAGGTCGTTTATGGTCGTGTTAAATTAGAAGAAACTATTAAAAATGCACTCAAATGTGAAAAATATACGTACCGTAGTTTTCATGTATATCATTCTCATATGAATAATTTAATTGCGGTGGTGGATAAATGTTGACAAACATAATTAAAGAAATTGAAATAATGACAAATCTAATTGATTATAAAAAATTAAATGAACATCAAAAATTTTGTCTAAAAAATATTGAACAGAACGCTAAATGGTTGGAGAGATCTTTTAATTCTGGTATATCTAATACATCAAAAGATGGAAAAGAAAAATTAATGTATACCTTTAATAAAAACAGCTATGATTTCTTAAGAACACTTCCTTTGAAAGATTTGAACCTGTTAGTAAAGAGTTTAAAATAGAATAACAAAATTTTATTTTAAAGATGATATCTGAGAAGGTGTCACCTTTTTTATATTGAGGGGGTGGTGGATAAATGTTGACAAACATAATTAAAGAAATTTAACAACACGCAGCCTCTAGGGTTTTTAATAAAAAACATAAAGCTCAAGCAGTATCCGAAAGTCACGCATAAAATTTTTTAGAATTATGTTTTTAATAATTAGCAGTATTATAACATAAGGAGTGAGTAATGAGTAAAGCAGATGATTAAAAAGAACTTGACTGATCAGAGTTAGGATATATATTTAACTAGCGGAAGAAAATTAGTATTATTTTATATCATTTTTTAGTGATTTAAAATCATCATTTTAATGCGCTTAAAGGGCCTCAGTTTAATTAACATTAAGGAGGCCCTTCTTTAAAAAATTAATAAATAAAAATGAGAGGCGAATATGGGAGAGAATGTAATTCAGTGTAGATGTCCTGAATGCGGAGGGATTGTTGAATATAGCTCTAGAACAGATAATACCGGTAAAATTTATAAACCAGGGGATCAAATAACATTTAGCATTATACATAATCTTAAGTCCCGTGAAGAAGATTGTAGTTGTGGATGTTATTGCCAACTTGAGTTTGTTCAGTGTATGACATATATCGCGTTGATAAGGTAGGGGAAATATCATGAAGATTAAAATTTGTGATGCAGCACCAGAAAGTGCATGTTCTTATTATAGAAGTATAGGCCCATTGTCAAAATTATCTAAATTAGATCCTTCAATATCGGTTGAGTATATGAAAGTTACTTCTTGGACTGCTTTAATTGATGCTGATATCATCCTTTTTGCAAGACCACAGACTCAAGTATATCTTGATTTAATGAAAAGAGCGAAAAATTTTAATATTCCTGTTTGGGTTGATATCGACGATAATTTATTCGTTATTCCTAAAGATAATCCTAACCATAAGTTTTTCTCTGGTAAAGAAGTGTTTGATATGATGAAGGAATGCATAAAAGCTGCAGATGTAGTCACCGTAGCAACAGATGCTTTAAAAAAATCTTTTAAACATTTAAACGATAACATTGTAGTTATAGAAAATTCTTTTAACGACTATAATTTCCCATTTAAAAAAATTAATGAAAAATCAAATACAATATATTGGAGAGGGTCAGATACACATCGGGCAGACTTACTATCTTGTTCTGATAGAATATTTGAGATAGCGAAAAAATATGAGGAAATATGGGCATGGGTTTTTATTGGTGGTCGAGCGGATAACAGCATGTGGTATATTACTGATTACATTAAACGTGTCTTCAGTCTTCCTGAAACGGATATTGTTTCTTACCATTCGTATATAAGAAAACTCACCCCATCTGTACAGATTATTCCTCTTGTAGTTAATGAGTTTAATCTTTCAAAGTCTAATTGTTCATGGCTAGAGGCTACTTTTTCTGGGGCTGCAGCTATTGCTCCACTTGGGCTACCTGAATTTAATAAACCAGGAATTATTAATTATAATCATGAAAATAAAGAAAGTTTTGGTTATTATTTGGAGAAACTCTTAAAAGATAGAAAATTTAGGGACAGGAATTATGATGAATCTTTTGAATATATATCTGAAAATTTGCTTTTAAGTACTATCAATAAAAAAAGAATAGAAGTTATAAAATCTTTAATGGATAAAAATTTTTAAATAAGGAATAACATGATGAAATTTAAAGAGTCAGAATTAGCGCATAAATATTGTAAAGGGAAAGGTATCGAGTTAGGCCCATCATCTCATAACTCTTTCGGACTTGAAGATTGTCTCATGATTTCTCCAGAAGAAAAACTTGAATTTTGGAATCAATCACAAAGACTTATGGGCGAAGAGCCAACCGTTATAGATTTATTTGGTAATGCTGAAAATATACCTATAGAAGATAGCAGCATTGACTATGTTTTATCAAGTCACGTTATAGAACATGTACCGAATCCTATAAAAGCATTTATTGAGTGGGATCGTTCTTTAAAAAAAGATGGAGTTATTTTTATGATTTTTCCTAAAAGAGATGCTGATCCTAAAGATAAGGATAAACCTGTTTCAATATTAGAATCATTTATAGAACAGTATAAACACCCCTTACCACTCACAGATGACTATTGTCATATTTGGATATTTACTTTACAATTAATGATTGATATTATAGAATGGTGCAATATACAAAAACTAATTGATTGGGAAATTATAGAAAAACATGAAACTGATGATAAAGTAGGTAATGGACACACTATCGTATGCATGAAAAAATAAAAATAGCATTAATCTTAAAACTTAGAGATGATACAGATATTATAGAAAATAATATTATATATTATTATAATATCGGTATCAGAAATTTTTATATTATGTTACATCTTCCTAGTGAATTGTTACTAAGTATATTAGATTCTGTTAAAACTAAATTATCTGATGCTACGTTCAATTTATTACGTCACGATAAAGAAGGTCTTGGACTGAATCCGATTAATGGTGATTACTTAAAGGTATTGACTGATGCAGCACAAGATGATGGATTTAAATGGATAGTGGGGACCGATGCTGATGAGTTTTTAATTTTAAGGAAACATAATAATATTTATGATTTTATAAAACAGTATGATCAATATAAATTTGTATCCTTGTTATTTAGATGGACAAACTATTATTCTCAAAAAGATGAATTAAGTCTTCCATTTTATTTAGAAATGCAATGTAGAAATAATTATATGGAATGGACTAAATCAATTGGGAAGTTCAATAAAAATATGTATTATGTTCAGGGATTACATCATATTGCTGATATGAAATATGGACAAATTAGCTTACATATGAAGCAAATTTTGATAGATCCAGATATAGCATATTATGCACATTTTCAATATAGATCAAAAAAACAATTTATAGACAAAAATATTAAACAAGCAAATAAATTCAATGATTGGAGAATGGACCGAATAAAAGCAGATCCGTTATTTTTTGAAAATTCTTGGAATAGAATAATAAATGAAAGGATATGGCCATCTAACATGGATAAAGAAGAGAATATAAATAATAAAAAGAGTAAGAAACTTATTTACGATCCAATAAATCCTGAATTGATGGAAATAAAATAAATGGAAGATAAAAGGATACTTGAATATCAATATTTAAAACAATTAAATAAATATATGAAAAACACAGAAAAGATTTTTATTCCAGGTAAGGACAAACCATTTATATATCCAAAACAATTAGAGATACATCTTCCGTCAGACAGGAACATTACATGTAATTTAGGATGTGAACATTGTTTTTCTACGCTATACAAAAAATCATTAGGGAAATGGGAATCTGAAGGTTTAAAACTTCTTGAAAACTTAAAAGGAAAAATACCATATTCTATTTTTGGTGGAGCGTATACAGAACCGACTGCTAATCCATATCTTTTTCCTTATCTTGATATAGTAAAAAAGTTTGGGAATCATTTTGGGTTACATACGAATGGCACATATCTTCTTGATCTTGAAGAAAAACAAAGATTTCTAACTAATGTGCACGACATAAGTACTGATAAAACTGACTATATTTCTATAAGTCTTGATGCTGGTTCAGGCAAGTCGTGGTCATCGTTAAAGAAAAGCCCTGCAGATAATTTCTGGAAAATATTATCTGCAATTGAAAAGATGACAAATATCAGGGATAAATCTAACAAAGAAAGTCATGCGATTAGAGTTGTTTATTTGGTTTCAGAAGTAACATGTGATCTTAGTGAATTTGAGTTTATTACTTCTTTTGCAAAAATGTGTGGAATAGATTCTCTTAGATTTTCTATACCTTATGATTATTATAATAAACATTTTGATTCAGTAAGAGAATATAAGAAAAATACTGAAAATATGCTTTCTGAAATAGTAAAAAACAATACAAAACATTTAGTGTCAAAAGACAAAAGCTGCCATCCATATATATTTTATAATGATTCATATTATACTGATATAGATAGGTTTAATTTTGATACTTGTTATTATGGGTTTTTCCAAATAACGTTAGGTGCAGATGGATATGTTTATCCATGTTCTGCTGTCGCAGCACCCACAGCAAAACATCTTAGAAGAGGTGTCGTATCATCAGAATTAAGTGTTTTTAAAGATCAATGTTGGGAGATACAAAATAATCCTGTTAAGTGTAAAAGTGATTGTTTTAAGCATGGATTGCGTGGGAATAGAATGGCATTAGAAATAAATGAATATTTTAATGGTGAGGGTAACAATGTATTTGAATGAAATAGAAGGCATAAGTACTTGTGTAACGAAAAAGGAGCTTGAAACATTACATGAACTTGTTAAGAAGAATAAGAGTGATGTTTGTGTAGAGATAGGATCATATATGGGTGCGTCATCTATTGCTATTGCTTCTGCATTGAGCGAAAGTGATATTTTATATTGTATTGATATTTGGTTGTCTGATGTTAAGATGAGGCCAGATCCTAATAATTCTTTAACTTTGTTTGAAAATTTTAAGGAGAACACGAAAAAGTATAAGAAAGATATTAAGCCTATTGTAGATTACAGTTATAATGCATATCGTTATTTTGTAAATGTTGATATTAAAATAGATTTTCTTTTTGTTGATGGAGATCATACTGTGAAAGGAGTTGGTCAAGATTGGTCTTTGTATTATTCTCTAATGAGAAAAGGTGGTATTGTAGTTTTCCATGATTGGGGGTGGGGATCAGTTAAGAAGATGATTAAAGATAATGTCATGGATAAGACAGAAGGTCACAATAATCTACCAAATATGTGGTGGGGTATTATAAAATGAGAGCAGCTTTAATTGGATGTGGATATTGGGGTAAGATATTAATTCCATACATCAAAGAAAAATTTAACTTGGTTTCTATAACAGGGAGAAAAGATTCTGATATAAAAAAAATAGCTAAAGACATAGATGTATTTTTTATCGCTACTCCAATAGAGACTCATTACCATATAGTTAAAAAATGTATTAAACAAGGTAAACATGTTTTTTGTGAGAAACCTCTTGCGACTTCTTATAAAAAAGCTTTGAAGTTATACAACTTATCTAAAAAATATAATGTAAAGTTGTATACTGATTACACGGAAATGACTGCACCTTCTCGATTAGAAATGGTAAAAATGGTTGATCGTGTAGGTAAGATTTTCGAAATAAATGGGTTTACAAGACAACATGGTAGATTTACGGATCAACATGTTTTTTGGCAGTTAAGTTGTCATCAGTTATCGATGTTATCCTTATTTGTCGATTTAAAAGAATTAAAATTTATCAATGTAAAATTAGATAAGAATAAAATCACAAGAACAGGATTGATAAAATATTTCGGAAAAATATTTGGTTCACTTTATGTTAGCATAGATAGCGGGTATAAAGATAAACTATTTGTTATTAAGGGAACAAGGGGGAAATTAATTTATGATTACAATAATCAGTATCCCGTTAAAGTTTATCAAATGGGAGTCTTAAAAATTAGAAAAAAATTTGACGAAAAGAATAATTTATTTTTCTCCATTAATAATTTTGTAAAGATTATTAATGGAGAGATAGAGTCTAATAATCTTATTTCAATTAAAATAGTTAAAATTATAGAAAATTTATTTAAATAGCTCTTTTTTATATCTTATTACTCTTATATTTAGCCCGATGATTTTGTCGGGCTTTTTCTTGTTGACATTTATACAATATGTTTATACAATATGTTTATAAACATATTGTATAAAAGCGAGTTAATAAATGTCTAAAAAAACCGAAATAATTAAAGGACCAGGTAGTTGTTTACCTGGTGTAGGTAGAACACCGAAAGCCTTACAATTAAAAAATTATTCTACGGTATTAAAGCTTCTTGATGATTCAGTTGAGGATGCTTTTAAAGTTATTAAAGATGGCCTGAAAGATAAAGAACCTTGGGTAAGATTAAGGTGTGCTGAGATAATTCTTAAGAAGTATTTACCCGATAAAAAAATAAGAGAAATAGGTGGTATTGGAGGTGGCCCAATACAAATTACTAATACAGACAAACGTGCTGCTGTAATAACTATAGTTAATATACTCGATGAAATGGGAATAGACGATTTAAGAGAGAAGGCAAAAAATGGAGATTTCAGAATATTTGACGTTGACGGAAGAGCAGAAAACGAACAGGAAAAAACGATGGGAGGAGAAAAAGGAACGAATAGCCCAGGGGATTGATCCTGAGAAAGCAATAAAATCTGATAGAGCCACAAAAGCATTAATTCTTTTAGAGAAAGACCTTGAAGATGAAGGAAAGACTTTAGATCAAACGAGTCGTGATACATTATCTGCAATTGTTGTTGAACGGTGTATCAATGATTTTTTCTTTTTCGCTAAGTATGTGCTTAAATTCGATTTATTGACAGAACAAACTCATAAAAGGTGGGCTGATGATTTACAGGCTGCTATAAAGAATAATAAAAAACGTATTATGAGACTTAAGCCGAGGGGTACTTTTAAATCCACAATGTATGGTATAGGACTTATTCTTTGGTTATGGGGATGTATGGACACACAGATTCGTATTTTTTATACATCTGCTAATGCATTATTATTAAACGAGGTATCGGATTCAATAGATAGATTTTTAGGTTCATCAAAGGGTGATACTCTTTACTCGTTAATTTTTAATATTAATAAGGACGAAAAAGCAAAAAATACATCTGATGTATTTAATATAGATGGTAGATCGGGAAAAGGATTTTCTTTAATCTTAAGGACTGCTGGTGGTAGTACAGTAGGTATTCATCCCAACGTTATTATCTCCGACGATGCTCTCGATCAAAATGATCGAGATAGTCAGGCAACTAGGGACCAGAAAGTACGATGGTTTGATAGTTTGTCACCATTATTAGTTCCATTTTTCTCTACGAGAGATAATATTGTTTTTGAGACAATATTTTATATCGGTACTCGATGGCATATGAAGGACTTATGCCATCATATTTTTGAAACAAATAAAAAATTACCGGCTAATTTAAAATGGGATATAGAAGTCGAGTCAATTTACAATAAAGATGGCAAGACAAATTATCCTGAATTCATGACAGATGAAAAGATTGCGGGAATAAAGGTAGGCATTTCAGATATATTTTTCAGCTGTAACCCAGGTGAAGCTCCAGTATTAATGAGTGATTTTACTACTAAGCAAATAAAAGATATGAAGATCGGAGATAAAATAATTGGATTTACTCATGGTGAAGGGTTAAAAAATAAATCTAAATTAGCAGTTACGGAAGTATTACAAATAAGAAGCAGAAAAGCAGATGTTGTAAAAGTTACTTTAGAAAGTGGTCGTGTTATAAGATGTACTCCTGATCATAAATGGTATAATGGAAGATTAAATAAAGATAGTTATCAGACATACACTCCAGCTAAAGTAGGAAGGGATTTACTTAGAGTTATTGATTGTCATTATACGCAATCGTTTGATGATTTACTTAATTGTAGATGGCTTGGAGGGATGTTTGATAAAGTAGTTAAGATCGAACCAGATGGGAATGAAATAGTTTATTCAATGCAAACAACAACAGGGAATTATGTTGTTTGGGGATATGCATCTAAAAATTGTCAGTATGTAAATAACCCTCTAGCAGAAGGTATGCAAACTTTTGATCTGAAGAAACTTACTTTTGTTAGAATGGAACAAGTTGATCTTACAAGAGGTCAATTATTATGTGTATTCGATCCGAGTAAAGGGAAAACAAGTAATGATTATCCTGCTGTTTGGTGGATACACAATTATGAAGATGAAATGACATTTATTGATGCTATTGATGAGAAAATAGAGATAACATTAATGGTGCATAGGATAGCTGCAGTTAATAAATCATATGGATGTAGAACTATGTTATTCGAAGATAACAATGCGTTTTTATTAGAAGACGCTTTAATTAAGGCCCACGCAAATATAAATTGGCATGTTAACATAGAAACTGTCCATCATGGCTCGAACACGAATAAACATGAGAGGATAATATCAATTCAACCAGAATTATATTCAGGACATACAAGATTTATGGATGACTACGTAGATAGATACCCCGAAGCAATGAATCAAATAGTATTTTATCCTGTTTACGGGAATGATGATTTCCCCGATGCAGTTCAAATGGGAATAGAATATTTTAGACAACCTCATTTTAAATTTCAACGTTATGAAGAATGTTATTAAGATTAATTTTATTCGTTAAGATTAACTTTATTCGTTAAGACTAATAAAGTTCTTGCAATTTTATTAGTCTTAATTTATATTGTCAGGTAACTTGCTCTTACTTGTTTATTGTATTTCGGATGCTACCACGATAAGGGGCTTTCGCTACGCCTCCTGGCGATAAAGGGGGCAAACTTTTGAGAGAGATGATATGTCAGCGACAGCTAATGAGATTATTTTTAAAAGAAGAAATATTGAATTAAAAGAAAAGTTAGAGAATTGGACATTAATTTTTGAGTCCTATGTCGGTGGTGTCTTATTCCAGAAGGGTAATTATTTAATTAAATACCCTAAAGAAAGTACGTCAAGCTTCAATGCTAGGAAAAGAAGAGCAGTTTATTTCAATCAAGTAAGTCCTATTGTAGATATGATGAGTGGATTATTGTATCTTAATAGACCCACCAGGAATATTCATTCTGATTTTGAATATATAAGGAAAGATTTCGCTAAAGGGAAAACGATAGATGAGTTCATGAGAACTGTTTCTGCATATTCTTTTATGTTCACTTGCGGAATTTTAATAGATTCTCCTAATTTTGATAGAAAAATTATTAAGACAGAAAAAGACAGAAGAGATAACAATATAAATCCATATGCAACACTGTATCTCCCATTTAAAATAAGAGATTTTTCTATAAATAATGATGATGGTGAGTTAAATTGGGTTTTACTCGATGATTCGTATTTTAGTAATGATAACCCATTAGCTGAAGGAGTATTAATAATAAAATACACGTTATGGACAAGAGACACATATAAAATTTACGAAAGGAAAGGAGTGAGAGGTGCTATAACTGTTAGTGAAGAAAAGTCACATTCCGTCGGTTATGTCCCATTTAAATTTGTAAGCTGGAGAGATGACAATAATGATTTCGTAGGTGAAACAATTTGTGAAGATATTGCTATGATATCTAAATTAATATATAATAATATGAGTTATATGGATGAAATGTTAGCGTCAGGAACTTTTAAAATGTTAGCTTATCCATCAAAAGACGGAACAGTACCAGATGCTTTAACAGCTGGAGGTGTAGGAGCATTATCTGTCTTACCTTATCAAGGAGATTTTAGTACACAACCATCATTTATAGGTGCAAATTTATCAGAAATAGATCCGTTTTTAAAAGCTATAATTTTTTATATGGCAGAAGTACTTAAAAAGATAGGATTAAGTACTGACGAAACGAAAGAATTTGTAAAGTCAGGTGCTGCAAAAAAAATAGATTTTGAAAAAACAAAGACGCTCCTTGTTTCAGGAGCAATGATGATGAGTAAAACAGAAGATTGGTGCTTTAAAACTATTGCTGCCTGGGAAGGGAAAAAAGACGCAAAAATGTCTTCTGATTATACAACAGCATTTAGTAACGAAGATTTAGAAACAGAAGTTACAATGCTTACTGAATTATTAGTACAACCAGTTAAAGAATTGAGAGTTAATGTCTTGAATATCTTAGTTAAGAAATTATTAACTAATTATATTGATCAAGACAAACTCGATAAAATATATGCAGATATAGAAAAGAACATCGGTGGAGGGTTCGCAGTTGAGAAAACTTCTGAAAAATATAAATCCGGTACTAAAGCAACAGAGAATCAATCACAAGATCAAAATATTCCAGTGTAAGTAAGGAGCGAGTAATGAAATTAGGTATCAAATTTAGACAGTTTTTTGGGCCAGATGATGGTTCTGGAGGTGGTGGTGATAATTCAGGTGATAACTCAAGTGGAGATACACCAGCACAAAAGTTTGTAGAAATAGTTGATCCAGTAACGCAACAGAAAGTAAAGGTTCCTGCTGGATTAGATTCTCTTTTTGGGCATATTATCTCTAAGACTAGAAGTGAAACAGAAAGTCAATTTAAACCTATTATGGCTAAATTAGAGGAAGAGAACGCAGATTTAAGCGTTGTCAGAGAAGAAGTTGAGAAACTTCGCCAGGCGAGTATGACTGCTGAAGAACGTGCTCAAGAAAATGCTAAGAAAGTTATTTCAGAACACGAGAAGAAAGCTAAAAATGCCATTGACGAGGCTAACACTTGGAGAGGAAGATTTGAAACATCAATCATCAAAAATGATATATTATCATCTTTTGGAGATGTTAAGCTTTGTAATCCAAATCAAGTTGCGATATTATTTGAAGCTGAAGGGAAAGCGAAACCCTCAGAAATAGTTGATAGTGAAGGTAAACCAACGAATGAATTTGAAGCAAGAGTTAAGTTAGTTCTTGAAGATGATAGGGGACAACCAGAAACTGTTGAAGGTACCCCGAAAGAATTATTCGGACGTTGGATTAAATTAGATAGGAATAGTCATCATGTCATGAATGATTTACCACCAGGAAGTGGAGCAAGACCAGGTAAACCATCTGGGAAATATTCTCAGGAACAATTGGCAGCGATGAACCCTACAGAAAGAATGAAATTTGCTAGAGAACAAGATAAGGCAAGTAATTGAACTCTAGGAGGACTTAAATGTCATTAACATTAGTAGAAGCGTCGAAACTTCATTCGGGCGATGTTATTCGTTCGGCTATAATTGAAATATATGCCAGAAGTTCTGACATATTAAGTGTATTACCATTTCAGAACATAAATGGTAATGCATATAAGTATAATCGTGAACAAACGTTACCCGGTATTGGATTTAGGGGTGTAAACGAAGCGTTCAGCGAAAGTACAGGTATTTTAAATCCAATTGTAGAACCGCTAGTAATTGCTGGTGGAGATCTCGATGTGGATAAATTCATCCTTGATACTATGGGGGATGATCAAAGAAGTGTTCAGGAAGCAATGAAGATTAAAGCACTTGCATTGAACTGGACTTTAAAATTTATAAAAGGAGATCAAGCGTCTGAACCACGAGAATTTGATGGTTTACAGGTTCGTATAACTGGAGATCAACTAATTGCTGCTGGTGCAACTCCAAATGGTACTCCTTTATCATTAGCAAAACTTGATGAGTTAATTGACTCTGTTCAAGATCCTCAATATTTATTAATGAATAAAGCTATGAGGCGTAGACTTTCTGCTGCAGCTAGGTTATCTACTGTTGGTGGTTATGTAACTTATACTCTTGATTCATTTGGACGTACTGTTACAAGATACAACGATATTCCTATTCTTATCGTTGATGAAGATAACGCAGGGAACCAGATCCTACCTTTTACTGAAGCAGCTACTTCTGGTACAGCAACAGCTACTTCAATCTATTGCGTTAGTTTTGGTGATGGAATGCTTACTGGTCTTGAAAACGGTGGAATAGACGTCCGAGATCTTGGTGAACTTGAAACAAAACCAGCAATGAGAACTAGAGTTGAATGGTATAGCGGAATGGCAATTTTTCACGGGAAAGCTGCCTCTCGTCTTTGGTCTATATCTGATGCTGCGGTAACGGTGTAAGGAGGATATGATGAGAGTAACTAAAACTTATGATGATGATCTGCTTTTAAAAGATGCTGGTTTAGTCGCATCTTCTGCTGCTGCATTAGTACTTTCTGCAGCTAAAATTCTTGACCTTGGAGTAGGTAAATGCCAGGGAACCGTTATTATTGATGCAACTGCTGTCGAAGTTGATACTGGGGATGAACGTTATGATATCGAAGCACAATTTAGTAGCTCTGCTACTTTTGCTTCAGATATTTATACAACTAATACGTTATCTCTTGGTGATGCGACCACTCTTATTGGAGATGTTGATATGGGTGTTGGTCGTTACGAATTACCAGTTGTTAATACAATTGCGAACGGAGTAACAAAGCGGTATATGAGACTTTACACTAAAGTAGCAGGAACAGTTGGTACTGGTGTTAATTATACAGCTTATTATTGTAAAAGACCGTAAATATTTAAAAGAATAAAAATTCCGGCCCTTAATTGGGCCGGAATTTAACAAGTAGGAGGGTTTATGATTTTTGAAAGGAATGAAAGGAAAAGAATTGAACTTATCAATCAGAAAGGAGAAAAAGAAGAATTTCTATATTCTGTTGATGCAAAGGAAGCGTTGATGTTAAAAGACAAAGAAGGTAATCAAAGGTATACTTTACCTGAGAAAAAAGTAGAAAAAATAGCGAATATTAAAACCGCTAAAGAGAAAGATGCCGAAGAAGATGCTTTGTCAAAACTAAAGACTCCAGTTAAAGAGAAAGTTGAATAAAGGAGATTAATATGTTAAGTTCTTCATCAACAATAATCGATGTTAAAAAAAAATTATCAAATGATTTTTCATTTTATGGGTATGATCTTGAAACATTATTTGATGAAGAACTTACTAGTATCTCAGAAGATGTAGAGCGCACTTATTTCTATCAAAGAATAGGTTATGAAAAATATGTCGAGATACAAGCAAAAGATAAGGTCGGTCTTACTGAATGGGAAACGAATCTTTATTTTGCTGAAATATTTACTATTTGTGTAGAGTTTCTGTCTACGAAGAGTGCGGTCGATAACCAGTTACAAAGTTCATCTAAGTCAAAGTTAAAAGTTGAAGGGTATGCTTTTGAAACTGATTCTGGAGGTGGTAGTGGTGCATCTCTTAATGATTATTCAATCAGTAAATATTACGATAAGATGTATATTTATTGGAAGCTTGGAGGATTTAATTTACTTTCATTAGAAAGGGGATGTACTATTTTTGGTGATACTCCAGATTATACTGATATGGATACTACCCCATGATAGCTAATACAGAGATAAGAGATAAAAATATAGTTGGATTCTATGATGATTATATCTTATCTGATGAAGATTTAACTTGGTTTATTGAGATGGCAGAAAATGGTGAAGCAGAAACTGCATTAGACCTATTCATAAAAGAGAGTATTATACCTCCAGGGGTAAAATATAGTGATTTTCTTAGACAATATCTCAATGATTCTGAATCTGGAATTCTTAGCTTAAAAGATAGAAATAAAGCAATTAGAAATATAGCGATTTTAAGTGTTGGTCTTGGAACGTTATGGAATAGGTTATACAAAACATATTTAAAAGAAGTATATTCACCTGATATATTTATAATAGCAGGAGTTGCAAACGATCAAATAAGAAAAATTATTTTATCAGAATCAATCGGTATCTTTGAAAAAGCTATTAATGGAGCAATGTCTCAAACATCATCTTTTGTTATCAATGGCATCAGAACATTGCAAAGAGAAATGATCGTAGAAAATTTTAAATTAAGGACAACAGGTTTAACTGGTAAATTATTAGATGATGAAGTTATTAAATTTAAGAGAGCGATAAGATCAAAATATCCGCAGCTATATAAAGCTATGAGTGAAGGGAATATTCTTGTTACAAGTAAATTTAGTGTCGGGGGAGAAACATTTCGTCATTATAAAATAGATACTTATGCGGATATGGCAGTTAGGACAACTTTATTGAATGTGGATCGGGCATCTAATTTGATGATGGCGATGGCAAATGATGAACCTGTTGTCGAATATATCCTTGCTGATCAGAGAACAGTTAAAAAAGACAGAGAAATTTGTCAAGATATACTTGGGAATTTTGTTCTTGGTAAAAGTCTTTTAGCTATCGATAAGGAAACTGCTTCTAAATTAAATATTATGACAATTGAAGAAGCTGAAACCTCACCTGATTATGCAATGGGAGTTGGATGTAGACACACAATTAGAAGATTGGGAAAAGCATTTTTAAATGAAGTAGATAAAATTATAAAAGGAGAGTAAGACAATGGCTATAGATCTTGGAATGACATCTACTAAATTAGTTAAAGCAAAACTTCACGTCTATAATGTTTGCTCTCAGGGTAACACCATTACTCTTATTAAACCGGCCGCAAAAGATGAAATGGGAACTGCACTTACTGAAAGTAGTATATCATTAAAAACACATCCAATAAGATTTAGCCCTTTTGATAGAGAAGTTTCTCAAAAAATATCATGGTCAGAAGATGTAGATATCCTCTGCTATGTTTCTAAATTAGAAATAGACAAACTTTCTATTAATATTAATAAATTAAAAAAACAATATGGGGCCCTAAGATATAATAATAAAACATATACAATAAGATATATTGAGAATTATTCTTCATTTGGGGCTGATTTTTTATACGTTGTCATTGGGGGTAAAATATGATAGGTGTATATATAAGTCAGAGAGAAATTGATTTTTTGATACGAGATTTACGTAAATTAGGGAAGATAATAGGTTCTCCTAATTTACAGATGTATAGAGCCGAACAATTTCGTAAATTTACTGTCAAGGAAGTTGTAGGTAATCATATTGGTTTGAAAAAATTAAGCAACGCTACTATAAAGTTAACTGGAGCACACGCGCCATTATCTTTATCAGGTAGATTAATGAATAATATGAAAGTGAGGAAAGCACCTAAAAATGCTGCTGATGTAGGCTATTTTGACAATGACATGACACAGGTTCCAGGGACTAAAATAACCTATACTAAGCTTGCTAGGCTACAACATACCGGATATAGAATAAAGATTACTGGTAAAAAGGGACAAAAAGTACTGGCTTGGTTACATAGTCAAGGTGTTTTTGATGGTAATCCAAGTGGGACAACCTTGAAAAAAGGGGAAGGGTGGATTAATGTTCCGGCCAGGCCATTTATGCTTAAAGCAATGAATAAATATGAAGCGAAAGGATTAGATATGAAAGCAACAGATCAATTTTTGAAAAATCTTTCCGATACACCATCTGGAGAAAAAAGTGTTTAGTGAATTTACAACACAAACATGGATACCTTCTGCCATATCGGTAGTTGTCGCTAACAATACAGATACCAGTATTGACGGGTCTTGTAAGTCTATAACATGGACAGAAGCTATTGATGAGTATGTAACTATTGGATTTGATGAAATAGATTTGTCTACTTATGAAGAAATAAGTTTTCATATATATGTGGGAGATGTACTTACTGAAGATGATATCTTCATGGTAACTATTGATTCTACTGAATTTTCATTTACAAGAGAAGAGTTGAGAATGGGGAGGTGGAATCACATCCTCATTGATTGTTCTGAAATGACCACAGTAAGTTCTATTATTATTACTAGTCTAGTCGAAGACTTAATTTTATTCGTTGATTACATCGGTTATAGAAGAGTAACTTATAATTGCGACATCGATATTATTGAAGCTTTAAAAGCACATATAAATCTTGATTATGATGTTAGTACGACTCTTTCTGCTGCTGCTTCTGCAGGAGATGATTCTATTTCATTGACGAGTAAAGCATATATAACAGACACGTCAACTTTAGAAATAGATAATGGAAGTGGTACAATTGAAACTGTTGATTTAATTTCTATTAATGGAGAGTTAAGTGAAGAGTTAGTCAATAGCTTTGCTTCTGGAGTTGAAGTTCGTTGTATATGTCCGGTGCGGAATGAAGATAATGAAAGTTTAGAACCTGATCCTATATGTGGGATTATGGTGTATGACATTAATGTCGATAAAGATGAGTGTATAGTGCAAACTAAAAATAGATCTAAGATAAAAGAATACTTAGGAAGTTTGGGTATATTAATTTATATAGATTGTTCAAGCAAGAAAAAATTAATGCAAATGGCAAGAGAATTTAATAAAAAATATGGAAGAGAATTTCAGTTTTTATTAGATGGAGAACAAGTTGATATTTACATGGATTCAAGTATTTTCACTGAAGAAGTTATCGGTAATAATCCTAGAATGGCTTATTATTATCAAATAGAACCACAACCATATCTTTTGGTTAATAGGGTTCCAATTGAAACAATAACTGTAACGGTTGAATCAAAAGGAGTAGTTTAATGATTAGGACAATAACGAATATTACTAAACAGACACAACAGATAATGTTTATTGATGGAACAGGGCAAGCCGTTTATCCTAAAAAGTCAGTATACATTGACTTAGAAAATGTTTCAAAAGATGAACTGGAGCGAGTTAATAAATTTTTTGAAATTGATATGGAGGTGAAGAATAATGAGTAATTACGGTTCAAGTGCGAATAGAGTTCCCGCTAAAGGTGGAGCATCACTTATAGATGTTGATATCTATAAATTCTTATTGCTTGCTAAGACTGAGCGTGGAATTGTAGATGCAGATGGGCATCCTGTAGTCCATGACCAGATTTTTTCGATGAATGATTTCTACCCTAAATGTGGTGGATTTAATACCAGTTATTATGGTTCATATATAGCAGATTCTTTTTTTAAGGAACTTGATAATAGTCTGGATTGTGAGATGAAGGTTATAAGTTATGTAGATGATGCTGCAGTACAAGCATCATACGTAATTCTTGATGCTGCTCCAATTAAGATTTTTGATCTTAAATCTGGAAGAAAAGGGCTTATCGATAAATCTGCATTTGGAAATAAAATAGCAGCTAAGATAACTCAGGTTGAAGATTTTAACTTTAAAATGACAGCAAATATTGCAGTTACAGATACTAGTTGTGTTCTTAACAACGTAGACAATTTAGAGGTAGGCAATTACATTAGGTTTACTGAGAGTACAGACGAGGAAGTAAAAGTAATAACCGCTATTGACGGCGCGACTAAAACAATAACTTTCTCTGCTCTTGAACTAGCTGGTGGTTTTACTGCTGCTGCTTGTAATATAACAAGGATTGATTGGAAACTTGAAATTGCAGTTAAAAACGAAAAAGGCAATTATGAGAAAAAAGAGGTTTGGGAAGGACCATTCGCGCAGTCTGATACAATAGGGTTGGCGAGTGAAGTAAATGATGTTGTATCTGGTTCTGAATATGTAATTTTAACTGTAGATGATACTAATGCCTCTGATCCAGGAGATCAGATCCCTGCTGCTCTTACTGCATGGACGCCATTAGTAAGTGGTAGTGATGGCGCTGCTGCAGTAGATGCTGATTGGAATACTTTAGCTGAAACTTATTTAGCTTCTACAGAGTTTACAATTATGACTGCACCAGAAAGTTCAAGTTTAGTCCATAATAATAACATGGTAGAATTTTGTACTACATATTATCGTGGAATGTTTTACGCTGCTGCATCTAATGGAGCAACGAAAGCAATCCTTGAAGATCTTTGCGGTTCATTAAGAGGAAGCTATAGGTTTGGAATGTTGCCAGGTGATAAGTGGGTTAGAGTTAATGATCCCTCCACGACTAATGGTAAAATAGATATACCGAAAGTTGGTATGGATGCAGCAAGTTGGTTCAACACTTATTATAAATTTGGTGAGTCTAAAGTAGCTGCTGGAAATAAAACAGAAATGATATTAAATACTAATGCTGAATTATTAGATAGTAATGGTCTTGTCCACGATGATAAAGAAGGCGTTGGTGGAAGATTAATTAGAAATTACAGCGTTAATATTTGTCGTTATCGTAGAGGTATTGGTATTACAAATAATTCTGCAAGGACATTTAGTACTGATGATGGGTATAAATTTCAGAATCAAATTATGGCATTTATACTTTATGCAAGATCGATTGTGACTTATTTAAAAACAGTTGAACAAGATAAAGCTGGTGCTAATGCGCAAGAAATACATAAGAATATTATATGGGCATATATGCACAGTAAATTTACTAGCGGGCATCTATTTTCTGGATTTAAAGAAGATGGGACTAAAACTACTTTTAATGATGTTTGTATAATTAAAAACGATTTCACTGTTAATACTCTCGCAGATATTAATAACGGTATAGAACAAACATTCTTACAATTTGTTTCACCACCACCTATCGAAGAGAATATACTTTCTCTTGCAAGTGCTGGTGTTACTACAGTAAGGTCATAAGGAGGGAAAAATGGCTAGAGCAGTATCGTGGAACTGGGAGCTTCAAATAGATGACGATGTTGTCCATCCTTTTGAACTAGGAGAATTTGGAGAAGGTGAAGAAGGACGTATTGAAGTTGCCGATGGAGATAGAAAATATAAGATCAGAGATCAGATTTATAACATTGATGAGTTAATGGTAAAAATCTTGATTAAGAAAGATAGAAAATATTACGATGTAATGCAACGATGGTGTTTGAGTGGTGAAACTAAAAATATATTTTTGGTTGGAAGAGATAGTGCTCATGTAGCGCAGATGACTTTCCTACTTTCAAACGCAGATTGCGCAATGGGTAAACATAATGCAGTTAATCGTCAGAATAAAGAAGCTGATACAAAAACTTATTATGTAATCCCTGATTATGTAGATGAGGTGATATAACAATGATTCAATTATACAGTGGACTAGTAAGGAATGGCAAGTGGTATAATTATACAGAGGTCTCTCCATTACCAGGAGGGGCCTTGGCTTTAATGGAAGGTGGAGATAGAACTGGAGCAGCAAGGATATTAAATTTAGTAAAAGGTTCTATCACATCGTTATTCACTGAAGCTGGTGAAGAATATATTTTAACACCTAAAGATTATAAGGATTTAATGGCGGTTGATTCATGGAAAATTGGATATGAACAAATTAAATTAAAGTTTGGTGGAGAATATCCTATTTTCCCAGAATACTTTTTTTGTCCAGTATGTAGTCGTCCAGGAATGGAGAAGTATACTGAGGTTAATGAAAGTTGGCAAGAATTAGTAGAGAAAGGACTTATTGATGAAACATTTCAAGAAACAGAAGAAATAAATTTTGAGATAATTCTCCCAGAACCATTTACTGTTGAAGGAGCTAAAACTATTGTTGGAGGGACGTATGATAAATTGATAGTAAGGCCTTTAACGATTAATGACATGCTATCAATTCAACATGATTCAGAATCGATGTCATCAGATGCCAACCAAATATATGCGACTTGGGATGCATCTATAGTAGAAGTATGTGGAATGTCTGAACGTGATTTCAATATTTTAAAACGGACATCTCAAAGTTATTTTACGAAGAAATATATAAATACAGAAGCAAACATTGACGCAATGATGGATGCGTATGATGGAATTAAACTTGGTTTCAACGGATCAGACAGGAAAGTATCCTGCAATTATTGTGGCACAGAAATAGGCGGAAGCTTAGATTTTACAAATTTTTTCTCACTCTTGTTGAAGAAGAAGTCGTTCCAAAATTCGAACAAGTAGAAGACAAAGAATTTTGGTATTATCCAGGTATAGGCAGCAAGAGATGTAATAATTATCAATTTGTAAGAGATACAGATGCTTGGATGACTTTATCTGTATTGGGTGCAGTATATAGTGGATGGTGTAGAATGGTTAGGAATCTTTTTAAATGGTCTCCAGATGTTCTTGAATATATGTCAGTTGCAAGTATCGTTAAACTTGTTGATGAATCAATTGAGGATAATAACGATGGTAAAATTAAAATGGATGATCTTGAATGAACCTATTAAGTGGATTTGGAAATAGTTCAGCTAAAAGTCTCGTTATCCGGTTTATTGCCGATACTGCTAGAGCGAGTAAAGATATTGATAAATTATCAAACAAAATCAATAAGGTTGGGCCGTATAAAGGGATATCTAGTTTAAAAGGAGCGTCTAATCTTAACAGATGGAAGATGGATAATTTTAATATTGATACTAGAACACAATTTGGTAAAAATCTTAAGGCATATTCTGGCGTAACAGATATGGACAGAAAAATGAGTAGTTATTTACGTGGATCAAAAAAATTAGAAGAAAATATGAAAGCTGTTGGTAATGAAGCAAGGAATAGTACTTCATTTCTTAGTAAATTTTCTGGTAAATTAGGCATAGCTACTATTGCTATAGCTGGGTTTATTGCTGTTATGTCTAAAGTGTTCTCAATGGGGACAATGGTTGAGAACTCTTTAACTTCTCTTGAAGTATTACAAGGCAGTAGTAAAAAAGCGAGAGAAACTATGAAACTTGCAATGGATTTCTCACTTAGAACTCCATTTAAACCAAGAGAAGTTTTAGGCGCTACTCAAGCCGCAGCACAGTATCATATCGATTTATATAAAAAGGGTAAATATGGTCTCGGAAAAGACCAGAATGTTGCTCAGATTCTTGCTGGTATGGGTTCATTTGTTGATTTAAGCGGGGAAAAAATAGGAATGGGTCGTGCAACTCATGCTGTTATGCGAGGAGACTACCGATTATTAAGGCAATATCGTGGACTAGTAAATCCTGCTTTTGAAGCAGCGAAAGGAAAAGGTAAAGTCGGCACACCAGCATTTACTAGAGAATTTATAAAAGGTTTAGGTAAAATACCTCAGATCATGGACATGGCAAAGAAACAATCAGAGACTGTTGCTGGTTTATGGAGTACTATCGCAGGATCAATGGATATTGTTCTTATGAAATTTAGTGGTGCTGGAGAAGAATCAGGTGTTGTCACTATGTGGTCTCATGTAAGAGATATTCTTTTTGAAGTAAGAGAAGGGATATTAAATCTTGTTGATTATATTGGTCCAGGGTTGACAGATATAGGTGCAGCAATAGGGTCATTTTTTAAGATGATTTGGAAAATTGCTAAGGTAGTTGGGGTAATAATCGCACCAACATTTAAAATAATCTGGTTTATCATTAGAGCAATAGCAGTTGTTTTAGAATGGGTATTTTCAAAAATAGGTAAAATATTAGATTTCTTTGTTAAGATTTATGATAAGATAAATGATGTAACTAAAGCAGCAGATGAATTCAATAAAAAGGAAAATGAACCAGGATTACTTGAAGATGCAATCGCATTCCTTAAAGCGCAATTAATGCTTGCGGACGTAATGTTTGATTGGGCTATGGCTGCTATGTGGGAAAGAATTGCATTTTTAATAGATGCTTTTAAAAGACTTATAAAAGTATTCGCTTCTGGTGGAAATATAGTTGATTTTGTTAAAGGTGAAGGGACATTTTTTCACCAAAAAGCAGTTGCTTCTCGGCAAGAAGAAGAAAGAAAACTAAATGAAGGGTTTATAAAAGGATATGCAACTGAAGCCCAAAAAAGAATAATAAATGCACCCAAGACTCCATTTGAAAAAAATCTTATCAAAAATAAAGATGCTACAGATGAATCTATCAGACAACGAAGGATAACGGTAGAAAGAGAAAAGACGCAAATTAATATCATAAATAATAGTCATTATTTAAAAGCAGTAGAACAGATAACGGATTATCAGCCCGATCCAGTAAGGAGTAGATAATATGGCAAAAGGACATGGAATAATAGTTAATTTAAGCAGTAATGCTCCGTTTATTTTTCAATTTAATCCTGAGACAATAAATACTAATAAAAAAATAACATATGCAGTTGCACCTAATATTGGTGGTGCTTTTAAAAAGAAATATTTCGCAGGATTTGATTCAAAAGAAATAGAATTTTCCATCCAATGTATAGATATGAATGGGCCAACTGGAGTTATGGACGATATAGCTTACTTTGAACAATTAAGAGAACCAGACCCAGGGTTCGGGGTAGCTAATTCATTCTTTGGAAACGAAAATTATCCACCTCCAAGGGTATTACTTCAATTTGGAATATCTTTTATCCCTTTAGTCTGGGAAGTTCTTAACATTCAAATTGAAGAAACACATTTTCATTCAGGACATATTAGAGGTGTTGTGGGGGTTCCGAAACGTTGTCACGTAGATATAAAACTTAGTCTTGTAGAAGATCATGCACTCAATAAAGCGAATCAAATAGCTAAAAAAGCGCAAATGTTTTCTGCAAGTGCGAAATCTATTGCAAATGAGATATTATATAAGAATAATAATAGAAGAAGAGAAAATACCGGATTATTTGGGTATACAAATGGAGAAAAAGGCGTTTTATCTTTTCTTAAAATTGACCCTAAATACTAGGAGATGGTATGTTACGTTGGGAAGTAGTATTAGATAAAAATATGTTTGGAATAAATTTAAGAATGTATAGAGATATGTTTGTAGCAAAAAAAACATTCAAATCTATATTTTTTAATTTAGAACTTGATCACCAAGCATTTAAACATTTTGATACCGAATTATATATGTATAGAATGTTAGACACTAATTTTATAAGATATATAGAAGAACGAGGTGATCTCACAAGGATAGAAGTTGAAGTTCCTTCACAAGAAGACACGGAATTTACGGTATTATAAAATGGCTATTTTAACACAGAATACAAGTATGGTTTACTGGAAAATTTATCACGGAGATAATAATACAGACATAACCGACATCTTATCTGGGTATGTTTCTTCTATAAGAATAAATAAAACAGCCTTACCTGTTGCGCATAAAAATAAAAAATCTGCAGGAGAACTTTCTGATTCTCCATCAAAAGCAGTTATTGAAATAACATCAAATAATTATGTTGAAGAAATTTTTGTTGAAGGTGTTCAAATAAAAATTACAATGGGATATGAAAAATTAGTCCAGCCAACAGTATTTGAAGGGAGGATACAATCGCTTCCTGAAGGTTCTGCAAAAGATATGTTAAATTATACCGTCATAGCATATGGAATTGAAACAGACTTAGCCGGTGAACAAAAAAATAGAACTTTTAAAATTCCCACAAAAACAGAAATAATAAGTCAAATAGCAATGGAAAATGGTTATATTTGGAATATTAGTATCGCAGATAAAGCTCCAATGAAATCACATTTTATGCCTGTTCAAAAAAAAGAAACCGATTATGAATTTATTATGAGATGTGCTAAAGCATGGAATTGTTTATGTTGGTTCACAATCACACCTACTGGCAAACAAAAACAATTAAACTTTGCGGATGCAAATATTGCTTATGAATTAAGTGACGGAACTTTAGAAGATAGGTCTATTTATGAATTAGGTTATAGGACAGATAAATATGCTTGTAATGTAGAAGTCGTAAAATGGAGCCATCAGAATAACGCTCTTTCTAATGGTGGAGCGGGGATAAGTGGATTTGGTGAATTTGGTAAAGTAACTGGTGATATGGAATGGAGAATTGTTTACGATAATAAAACATGGATATTAAAAGAAGAATTAAGGAATCTTTTTAAACGAAAAACTAAAGATACTTCATTATCGGGAGGTATATCTATCGCAAAAGATATTTTTAAGGTAAGTACTGGA